AACAAAAATGTTGAAGTTCGTCCGCAACGAGATTGGGAAAAGTTAGTTGGACGAGCAATCTCAAAGAAACCAAAAGATTGAACTAACAATTAAGAGGGTGTTACTATCACATAATGCAAGAAGTAATACCCTCATTTGAGGTACTACCGACGGGAAAACAACACGTTTCATTTTCAGAAGTTAAGCTCTGGAAAGAGTGTTCGTATCGTCACAATTTAGTTCATATCAAAAAAGTCGATCTTTCGAAACCATCTCCCGTATTAGACTTTGGTACGGCTGTTCACGCTTCATGTGAGCACTACCTACTGACTCGCGAGATGAAACCTGAGATTGCTTTCGAGCATATGGAGAAAGCCTGGGCGAAGTACGAAGGAAATCCAGACTTTTCTCCAGCATCTCTTGCAAAAGCTAAGTCAGAAGCTGCTCTAATTCTCTCAGAAGTTCCAAAGTTTTTAGATGATACTTTCCCCGAATGGGACGTCGTAGCCGCCGAGCATCAACTTTATGAAGCGGTTGAAAATCATCCTCATGCTTTTAAGGGTTTCATCGACGGTGTCATCAAGGCAAAAGGTAAACGAGGAGAGACGATCTATTGGATCCTCGACTGGAAAACAACGTCGCGCGGGTGGTTTAGAGAGAAGCGCAGCGATGACATGGTAAAAGCTCAGTTGGCTCTTTATAAGAACTATTGGTGTCAAAAACATCCTGATGTTCCCATGAAAGACGTCCGCTGCGGTTTTGTGCTTCTCAAGAAGGCAGCGAAACCTGGTGATCACTGCGAGTTATTTTCAGTTTCTCTTGGGGAAGTTCCTATCAAGCGATCTCTTAAAGTCGTTAGCAATATGATAACGTCTGTAAAAAGAGGTATTGCTCTAAAAAACCGTGATGCATGTACGTGGTGTGAATTTAAAAATAGTGAACACTGCACTTAAAATATTACAAATTTTTCAAAAGTTAGTAATATAACGACATGCAGAAAAAAACAGTATTAATGCTTTCAGACCATCCACTAAGTTCAAGTGGGGTAGGTACACAAGCTAGATGGTTAATTCACGGATTGATCGCTACTGGAAAATGGAAGTTTAAGTGTTTTGGTGGCGCTGTTAAACATGAAGATTATAGAACGGTTGTTGTTAATGATGATTTTATAATCAAACCTACCAACGGATTCGGCGACAGAAATATGTTACGTCAGGTTTTAGCTACAGAAAAGCCTGACGTTTTATTACTTTTTACAGACCCAAGGTTTTTCATTTGGGTCTGGGAAATGGAAGATGAAATTCATCAAGTATGCCCAATAGCATACAATCATCTTTGGGACAACTACCCATGGCCAGACTTTAACAAGGTTTTGTATGAATCTACTGATTTAATAAACTGTATCAATTGGCCGACGTATGATATGGTAAAATCTAGATTTCCTGAAAAAACTAATTACATCCCTCATGCAATTCCAAAAGAAATTTATCATCCGCTTTCAGAAGAAGAACAAAAGAAATATAAGACTTCATTATTAGGAAAAGAAAAACTGGATCATTTTACTGCTCTTTTTGTTTCAAGAAATGCTAGAAGAAAAATGCCATCTGACATACTCGTCTCTTGGAAAAAATTTATTGATCAATTAAAAGAAAAGCATGGACATACAAAAGCAACGCTAGTAATGCATACAGAACCATTAGACCCTGAAGGTCCTAACTTGTTGCATGTTGTTGACATGTTAGGAATAAAAGATCATGTTGTCTTTTCAAAAGATAGAATAGAGTTTAAAGATATGAACAAACTCTACAATGCTTGCGATACAGTAATTAACCGTAGTTGCAATGAAGGATTCGGATTGTCAACTCTTGAAGGAATGATGTGTGCAAAACCAATCATTGCAATCAAAACAGGAGGGTTGACCAGACAAGTAGAAGATCATGAAACAGGAGAACAGTATGGAATAGCTTTAAATCCAGATGCTAGTTCTCTAGTAGGCAATCAATTAGTTCCTTACATTTATGAAGACTATATTACTCATGATACGTTAACAAACGCATTTATGAAAATGTATGAGTGGGGACCAGAAAAGAGAAAACAAGTTGGTCAAAGGGCTTTTGAACATGCGCAAAAAGATTATGACATCGAAAATGTAATCTTACAATGGGATAAAACTTTAACTGATTTGTGCGAAAACTGGAAGCAAAATTACAAAAGCTGGAGTCTTACTGAGGTTTGAAATGAAAAAAGTAATTTTTAGAGGTCCTGCTTTAACTCAATCAGGGTACGGAGTACACAGCCGACAAGTCGCAAAATGGTTATTATCTAGAAGCGATATCGATGTTAAGTTTTTGTTAACTCCATGGGGAGATACTCCTTGGATATTGGATAGAGACAAAGACGGAGGTCTTGTTTCAAAAATAATGGAAAGAACTGTCAGCCCAGAATATAAAGCTGACGTTTCTATTCAACTACAATTACCAAATGAATGGGATCCGAATCTTTGTAAGACTAATATTGGAATTACAGCAGCCGTTGAAACAGACGTAGCAAACCCAGCTTGGGTTTCAAGTTGTAATAAAATGTCTTGTGTTGTTGTGCCATCGTTACATGCCCTTTCAAGCCTTAAAAACACTGCTGAACTTCAAACGCCGGCGTATGTAATTCCTGAATCATTTCCAGAAGAAATTTTAACTTCAAAAAAAGAAATAGATTTATCGACTGTTGATACAACATTTAACTTTTTGTTGTTCGGCCAGATGACAGGAAACAACCCATTTAATGATAGAAAAAATCTTCTATTTACCATTAAATGGATTTGTGAAACATTTTCTAAGGATGAAGATGTAGGAATTGTTATAAAAACTAACGCCGGTAGGAACACTCTAATAGATAGAAACATAGTTCTAAGAAATCTAGAAGGATTATTAAAAGAAGTAAGAAAAACTAAGTTTACAAAATTCTATCTTTTACATGGCGACATGAATGATGAAGATGTGTCTGCAATATACAGACACCCGAAAATAAAAGCTTTAGTTTCTTTAACGAGAGGAGAAGGTTACGGATTACCTCTTCTTGAAGCCGCAGCCGCTGGATTACCTGTTATCGCAACGGGATGGTCTGGCCACATGGATTTTATGAATCATGTCAAGTTTATTAACATAGACTATGAGCTAAAACAAATACATCCAAGCAGAGTTGATGAAAAGATCTTTGTAAAAAATGCTAAATGGGCAGAAGCAGTAGAAAAAGATTTTAAGAAAAAAATATTAAAGTTCAAAAGTGCTCCAAATGCTCCTAAAGAGTGGGCAGAACAAGGAGCAAAAAAAATAATTGAACGTTACAGTCATTCAGAAATTTCTAAAATTTATGATGAAAATCTTTCAAAATATTTAACATGATATATCTTTTACTAATAACAAATCTTATCACTTTATTTTCTTTACTAACAATGATAAAAAAATCGCTAAAGTTAGTAGAACAAATAGATGAGATAGGATCGCAGATTGAAGAATCTTTAGACATCATAGATAAGTCTTACCAAGACGTGTCTAGGCATCTAAAATCTCCAGTTTTATTTGATGATCCAGTCGTTATATCGATGGTAAAAGACGTAAAGAATGCTAGAGAAGCTATGTTGTTGATAGCGAACAAGGTAATTGTACCTTTCGAAAAAGAAAAAGAAGATGGGATATTATCGTGACGACTGGAAAAAGTAAAAGAACTAATAAAAAATTATTAAAAAACAAAGAAGTGAAATCAGATCCACAAAATCCAAAGTTTTATTTTACGAATGAAACTCAACAGGCTATCGTGGAGTTTCAAAAATCTTCAGATAGAAAAGTAAGAGAAAAGCTATATGTTGAAAAGATATTACCGGCTTTTGAAAAGCTAGTAGAAAACTTAATCAATATTCATAAATTTAGTGGGTTGCATGACACATATGAAGATTTAAAAAATGATTGTGTCAACTTTCTATTTGAAACAATTCATAAGTTTAATCCGACCATGGGAACAAACGCATTTTCTTATTTTAATGTCGTCGCAAAAAATTGGTTGATTATTAAAACCAAACAAAAAGTGCAAAGAGGAAGAAGAGATGTAAGCATAGATGACCCCAAAGGGTTAAACAATTCAGAAATTCAAATTGTAGAAGAAAGAAGAATGATTCCATCTCAAGACTATTTTTTGGAAAACTCTGAAAATGTAGCAGAAATATTGAAGATGATGTATGAAATACGTTCTAGAGTCAAAGTTGAAAACGAACTTCTTTGCATTAATTCTGTCATAACGATATTCGAAAACATAAACGACATTGACATTTTAAACAAAAGCGCAATTCTCTTATACATAAGAGAACTTTCAGGGTTAAGTCCCAAACAATTGACAACGTCGATGCAGGCAGTAAAAAAACACTACAATAAACTAAAAGTGGAACAGGCTTTGAATTATTAAATAATTTTTATATGACAAGAAAGAGGAAATATCGATATGTCTGACGATGACGTAGATGTTACCCAAACAGAGATTGTTGAAATACCTGATAGAAGCATAAAAGATAGGATTAAAGACTTTAGCGGTCTTTTAAATCAAATTGAATCTATAAACGATAAGAAAAAACAGCTGTGGAAAGAAATTTATGAAAATGCGATTTGTGATCGACAAAATGCATATATCATGTTCACAAAACTTGTGATGATCGTTCAAGACAAGAGCACTGAGCATGCAGTACATGGAAGAACTATTTCTTCTTATATAGAGAGAATGAGTAAAGCTAACGACCAATTAATAAAATTAGCAGAGCTTGTTGCTCGAGCAGAAGCAGCTTCTGAATCTATCGATCCAGATGATTTGTTTAATAAAATAAAGAATTAATATGTCTATAACAACCAAGCTAGCAGAAAATAACTTTTATAGAGACAATTATTTAGATACTATTTATAATTCTTTACAAAAGAATTCAATAAATCTTCCTCCTGTTTTTCAGCGTTGGGTTGTTCTTGAAACTATTTTTGATCCAACGTTGATTGACATAGACAAAATTTCTCAATTAGAAAATCTATATGGTGAAATAAAAAATTCTAAATATGCAATAAACACCACGCTCCCTAGAAATTCAATTCTAGCAAGACAAGTTTTTAATTCAAGATTGGGAAATAAAGTTATTACTAACATGTTTTTATTTCCTTTGTTTCCTTCTGCGTTAGCAATGCCGTGTAAACCAGGAGAACATGTATGGGTAATGTTTGAATTGTTAACACAAAAACAAACATTAGGATATTGGGTGTGTTCTATAGTCGGTCCTCATCATATAGATGATGTAAATCATGCGCATCATCCAAGAGAATTTGATAGAACGTTCTTATCTTCAGAAGATAATTCTGATGCATCAACAAAACATCAAGAAAAAGTAAAAAAACCAAGATACCATTTCAAGAATGGTGTGTATGCAAAAGTTATAGAAAATGAAGAACCGATAATTTATCCTGAAACTGGATTTGTGTTTGGAGATTCTGAAGAATACGAAAGAATGATGACTTTATCTGACGCAGCAAAAGCGTCAGTGTATGAATCAGTTCCTAGATTCAAAAAAAGGCCAGGAGATATAGCGTTAGAAGGAAGCAACAACACACTAATAGTATTAGGAAGAGATAGAACTGGAAACGTTGCAAACTATTCTAGTACTGATGAAGAGCAAAATTTTCTCTCTGTTGATCAAACTGATTCTATTTTATCTAAAAAAAATGCAGGATCAATTGACATAGTTGCAGGAAGAGGCCAAAAACCTGAAACATCAGGAAGAAAAGTTATTAACCATCTTCAAAACGAAGAGCTAGCAAAAGACAAAACATCAGCAACTCAATTATCTAGTGAAGGAGATCCTGACTTTTTTAATGATAGAAGCAGAATTTATATTTCTCAAAACACTAAAGTTGATGAAGGTTTACTTTTAGTACAAAAAAACTCTTCAAGAAATCCTAAAGTTCTTGATTCTCCGAATGGTGATGCAGGAATAATCATTAAATCAGATAAAGTAAGAATTTTTGCAAGATCAGACGTTCAAATTTTAGTAACTGGATTTACTGAAGAAAGTGTAGAATATCCAGCTGGAGATTATGAACCAGGATTATCAAATGATCCAGATCAAAAATTATCTACAAATAACATAAAAACTCAAAATCAAGACACAAAAAGTTGGGCATCTATTACTATAAAATCGAATGGTGATATCGTTTTTGAACCATCAGATAAAGGATACATCAAATTAGGAGGAGAAGATGCGAATCGAGGAATTGTTTGTTCATCACAACCTGTTATACCTTCTAATGGAGGTGTAGCAGGAACTCCTATAATGACTGATGGAGGAGGGTCTTTTGCTGGATCGATGAATCCATCCCCGGCCGGAAACATACCAGCTCTTCCACAAACTGCAAATATGGATTTAGGCACTTTCGCAAATAAAGTTTTAATCAAATGATGAGGCAATATGGCTGCGCAACAACATGTAGGAATTTTAGATAAGAATAAAAAGCTAACACAAGAAGCAAAAGAAAGCTTTATTTCGCAAGTTCTATTGATTCTTGAATATGGTACCGAAAACATACCTGCAGATAAAAAACCTCCAATACCTTTTCCTGAAAAAATAGAACCATCTCCAAATTTTAAAAACATAAAAGATGTCGATTATCTAAAAGATGAAAAAAAATATCCTGGATTTCATAAAACTTGGATAACTAGGTATGAAAAACTAGCGAACGATTTAAACTTAAACCCAAATTATAGCTTTTTGCCTGCATTTGCAGATCCTATCTCTTTAGCAAAAGATGCGTTTAATGTTGATATTCCTCCTATAAGTTTTCCCGGAGGATACATGCCATATTTTACTGGATTGCTACCTGCTAAACTTATTGGGAATTTAATAGATGAAGGAAAAACTGACTTTTTATCTCCGACGGGGCCAGCGAATCTTATAAAAACAATGGTGGAAAAAAAAGCTCCACCGCCTCCTGTCGTACCAGCTCCTCCAATAATTATCCCCCCTGCAATGCCACCTGGTTTTTCATTACCAAAACCAGACATTAATTTTAACGTCGATTTAACTCCAGATCAAATACTTGCAAATTCTCCAAAGCCTCCTGAAGTCGTATTTTCATCTTTATCAAAAAAAGAATTCGCAGCAGTTGAAAACATCCCTAAAATCGTTGTTGAAATTATAGGAAAAATACCAAGTTTAATTGGAAAACTTAATGATCCAAAAAAAGTTGTTGGAGAAGTAGCTGTTATTGTAAAAAAATCAGGAGTTATGGGCCCGCCACCAAAAGAATTTTCGTTTTTAGAAAAAGCAGCTGATGCAGTTTTAACAGTAAAACTTGCAGAAATGTTTATCGTTGCAACTCTTGCAACTACGATAGGCTCTGCTCCTGGATCTGCTACAACTGGAATAACTCAAGTGACCAGTGCAAATGAACCTGAAAAAAAATATATTCCCATGCAGCCTGTTCAGGAGAAAGTAAAAGAGAAAAAAATGACTCCTGGAGAAAAAGCTAAAAGGTATGGAATAGGTCTTGGAGGATCTTATTACGGTTCATCTAACGATGGACATACAAGCGAAAGAGAAAGATATCTATCAGGACTTTTTTATGCTGAAAATTATTACAGAAGTTATCCAAAAGGAAGTTTAAATGTTTATGGGGAATTTGTTACCGACGATCCTAAAAATGTCATCTCTCCTAATAATCTCAATTCAGGGTATCTTTATTCTGAACAATCAAACGAAGTTCAACGTGATGCAACTCCAGTTATAGATAATACTGGATTTTTTAAGCAAGCAGAAAGAGCTGCTGGTGAATTGTCTTCATGCGGAATGTTCGTAAGAGGTTGTCTTCAAGCAGGAGGAGCAGCAAATAGATTTTTTGTTTCCATGTATGCAGCAGGAAAAGCCATACAAATCCTTATTAACATAGGAATAATGAGAAATTACAGATGGGTATCTGAAACTTGTGTGCACCCAAATTATGAATACAACTTTGAAAATCCTGAAGGCGGCCGTGCAATTATAAATGATTTGTACGATATAAAACTAGATGATAAAGGTCTAATACAAATTACGCCTAGAGACTCTAACACTCAAATACCAAACGTACAAATAAATGCTCGAGAAGCGAAAGTTCAGTCAAAAACAAAAACGTCGAATACTGCCAATGCTACTGTTGGAGATATAGAACGACTTTTAAATAAACATGCAGGAGCAAACTGCATTTATAATACTTACGAGAAAGGCCAAGCAGCACTAAAACAAGATGAATTTAGAACAGATTGGAGTTTAAACAAAGATTTAAAACCAAACTTGTATTGGCTTGAACCTTACTTAAAACCTAGAGATAAAAGATCACTTCTTTGGGGATTTGAAATAGGAGAAATGTTAAAAGACCCTCAATCAAAAGATTCAGGATTTCCTGCGTTACAACAAGGTGATGCAATTTTAATCAATAAATTGGGTCCCGGACAAAAATATCCACATTCTCATTGGATTATGAATGGAGAACACGTATTATTAGTTACTGAGGATAGAGAACATGGGTATGAATTTTTTACAGATACAAATAAAAAAATGAAGCATGCGCGCCTGAGAAATCCAATCATTGGAATTGAAGGAGGGGCTCTTGATGATTACAACACGAAAGAAGTTCCTAGACCTAAGACATTTAAAAAAGACAGCGGCCAATCAGAAAAAGCTTTTAGAGATATGCTAAAACGTGCAATTAACACGCCCGACACGTCTAATGAAAAAACGTGGAAATATCAAGAATTGTACGATGGAATATCACAAGATAAACATGATGAGATGATTGCTGCGTTCGAAAGCAACGGAGAATATACTCTCTACATGTTTGTTGAAATTCCAAAACCTTCAGCAATATTACAATGTAAATATGACAGAGGAGAATATTCTCCTTCTCCTCCTTATCAAGGCGCTACACGAAACAATTATAGTAGTGAAGCAACCATGTGTTCATTTTTTGTTGGAACAAGTAACATGGCTAGATCAAATCCAGCATTAAATTCATCCAATGTAAACAATATGGAGCCTATAGGAGTTTCCGCAAGAGAAAGAAAAATCATTGCAATTTTTAAAACAAACAATTATTGTAATGAAGCTGAAAATCTAGGTCCTTTAGCTCCCATAGCAATAGAATACATGGACGATGTCAAACATAATTCAGTTTCTACATATTTTAAATCAGAAAGCGTTTTTAATGTATTTGCATTTGATTCATTCCCTGGAAAAGTAGCATCATATCGACCAAAAAAGTGATATTACGTTTTTATCAATCTTTTTGGGGTATGAAGAATCATTAAAATGATATTTACCGTTGGGTATTGAATGTCCTCTTATAAGTTTAAAAGCACCGGAAGAACAGCTTCAGTAATAGAATCTGAAACAATTCTATCTACGGTCTTACCGATAGGCATAAAAACCCCGCTAAGAATAGATGAAAAAAATATTTTTGCAATGCATTATAACCTTGCAGATCAAGCTCATGATAATTTAAAAAATCTATTACTAACTAATTGGGGAGAAAGACTTGGATTATATGAATTTGGTGCAAATTTAAAAGAATTAACTTCAGAATATACAAATATAGATTCTTTTGATGAAGAAGCAATCGTTAGAATAAGAAATGCAGTAACCAAGTGGATGCCATTTATTATATTAAAAAACTTTGCTTCATTTGTTGATAGAGAACAAAATCAGCACGTTGGAATATTAAAAATAGCAATAACATATGACATTCCAAGTTTAGGTGTACAAGATAAAGCTCTTCGAATATCGATGTATGTGACGTAAAATGGCAAAAACAACATTAAAACAGTTTAGAAACAGAAGTTATCTTGCAAAAGATTTCGATGCTTTGCGAGCAAATCTTGTTCAATATGCTAGGCTTTATTATCCAGATAAAATACAAGATTTTTCTGAAACTTCTTTGGGCGGATTACTTCTTGACATGGCAGCATATACAGGAGACGTCATGTCATTTTACATGGATCATCAATATAATGAGCTAGATCCAGATACTGCTATTGAAACTTCAAATATTGAAAAACTTATTCGAAATGCAGGTGTTCCGATAACGGGAGCATCACCAGCAACAGTAGACGCTACTTTTTATATAGAAGTACCAGCGATATTATCAGAAGTTGAAAAAAAGTATGTTCCAAATCCAATTTCTTTACCCATAGTAAAAACAAATTCTATTTTTACATCAATAAATGGAGTTAATTTTATACTTCTAGTAGACGTTGATTTCTCTAAAAAAGACGTTAATGGAAATTATAGCGCAGAGATTAAAGTTTCAAAATTAAACCAAAATGGAACTCCTAATACGTTTACAATGGCATTAAACGGTTTATGCATTTCTGGAATTCAAACAACCGAATCATTTAATTTAGGTAAATTTTCTCCATTTAAAACAATCACATTGTCACAAAATAATGTTACTGATATTTTAACAGTAAATGATTCTTTAGGAAATGCTTACTATGAAGTAAGCAGTTTAACCGAAGACATAGTCTACAAAAATGTTGTAAATACATCTAGCGATTACAACGAAATATCTGATTCTTTAAAAGTTGTGCCAGCTCCATATCGTTTTGTTAGCGTTGTAGACTTAGGGTCTAGATCTACAACTTTGATTTTAGGAGGAGGAGACGATGCTAACATTGATGATGATGCAGTACCTGACCCTTCAGATTTTGCAATATCGTTTCCTTATTCAAAAACGTTCTCAAGAACATCAATAAATCCCTTGCAATTATTAAAAACTAGGACTTTAGGAGTTTATTCTCCAAATTCGATATTGTCAGTTACTTATCGATATGGAGGAGGATTAAGTCATAATATTCCTCCCAACAACCTTACTACTGTAACTCAAGTTTCTTTGGAATTTCCATTAAATCCAAGGTTGGAAATAATGAATTTTGTAAGAAAAAGCTTTTCTGTAACAAATCAAAAAACTGCAACAGGTGGTGAAGATTCACCTAGCATCAATGAGTTAAAGTCCCTTATACCGTCTATACGAAATTCTCAAGAAAGAATTGTTACAAGGGAAGATTTGCTAGCAAGAATCTATACGATCCCATCTAATTTTGGTCGGCCATTTAGAGCAGCTGTAAGATCAAATCCGACGAATCCGCTATCAACGCAACTTTTTATAATTTGTAGAGATTCTTCATCTAGATTGATACATGCTCAAGATACTTTAAAAGAAAACATAAGAAAATATTTAGCACCTTATCGTTTGATTACAGACGCTATTGATGTTTTAGACGTAAAAATAATCAATTTATCTTTTCAATTTGACGTATTAATTGATCCATCTATAAATCAGCAGATCGTATTGCAACAAATCATTAGTTCATTAGTAAACCAGTTTAATGTAACTAAATTCTATATTGACCAACCAATAATTTTGTCTGATGTTCAAAATATAATTTATACTACGACCGGAGTTATATCAGTAACAAACATGGAATTTAGAAGCGTAAATGGTATTGTCAATGGACGACAATACAGCGACGCTAGCTACGATATAAAAAATAATATAAGAAAAGGTTTGTTATATCCTCCAGAAGGAGGAATTTTTGAGTTTAAATATCCTGAATTTGATGTTATAGGAAGGACTGCTTTGTAACCATGTATAAGATATTGAAAGCAGATAAAGATTCGTACATAACGAATAGATTTATAAAAATAGCAAGTTCAGGTTCTTTTAGAACAGGATCTAACATCGGCGCCGCCGGAACTTTAGATTTATTTAAACTTTATGGAGTCACATTTACAAATAATGACACAAATCTACCAACCCTAGAATTAAGTAGATTGTTGATTCATTTTGACTTACAACCTGTAAGGGATTTAATTTATTCAAACTCTATAAACATTAATCATGATACTTTTAATTGCACATTAAAACTTTTTGACGTTTATGGAGGTCAAACTACGCCTTCAAATTTTGATGTTTCTGTATTTCCTATGTCAAAATCTTTTGATGAAGGAGTCGGAAGAGACGTAGTTTATTATTCTGATTATGATTCGTGCAATTTTGCTTCCGCATCACGCGGTGTAAGTTGGGAAATTTCCGGATCAGGAAAAGGTGGAGGAGCAGAAGAAATTTGTGATTACATAACTGCATCAGCTAATTTAGGCGTAGCTAGTTTTGAAGTTTCTCAACATTTTTCTACAGGAGAAGAAGACCTGAATGTTGACGTGACCAAAATCATCTCTGCAACTTTAGCTGGAATCCTTCCAGATAGAGGATTTAGATTATCATTAAAACCATCTCTTGAAAATGATTCATATTCTTACTTTGTAAAAAGATTTTCTAGTAGAACTGCTTATGACTCAACAAAGCATCCTCAGTTAATCATTAAATATGATGATTCTATTCAAGACGATTCTCAAAATTTAAGATTTGATCAACATTCTACGATATTCTTAAGAAATTATCTTCATGGAGAACCTGCAAATATAGCTAGCGGGTCATCCTCTACGGAAATAACGGGATCAAATAGTTTATTATTAAAACTTGTTACTGCGGTATCAGGAAATGGTAGCTATTCTTTAATATTTACTGGATCTCAATATTTCGATGGTTTAAATTATTATCCAGGAATATATTCTGCATCTTTTACGATATCACAAACAAATCAAACTTTATATAAAGAGTTGCAACATTCAGGTTCTGTGACGTTTACTCCTGTGTGGTTGTCTCTTGATGAATCAATACCATACTTTACTGGAAGCAAATTGATTGTCTATCCAGCACAAAGATCTAATTCTGCAATAGACTTTAAGAATTATGTTATTAGCACTTCTGGTCTGCAAAATTTGCACAGAACAGATGAAAAAGTTTTTGTTAGGGTCAACATATTTGATCACACATCACCTATAATCAAATTAGTAAAAAGACCGATAGAATTATCTGGCATCGTCATAAGAAAAGCGTATTATCAAGTTAGAGATGTTTTAACGAATGAAATAATTTTATCTTTTGATGAAAAGCATGGATCAACAAGGATTAGTAGCGATTTTGATGGGATGTATTTCAATTTAGACGTTTCTAATCTTTTAAAAGAAAGAAGTTATGTAATAGACGTCATGCTGGTTTTAGGTGGAACAAAGAAAACGTTTAAATCGGTTTCAAACGTTTTTAAAGTTAGCGATACTCAGGTCGTTTAAAAATGTCGAATTATAATCAATCGCAATATGTCCCTTCATTCTTAAAGACTGCTCTTCAAAATGGAAGATCGATATCTTTAACTTATGCTGACGTTTCAGGATCAAATGTAGAAAATCAAAATTCTTTCGGATATTCTATAGAAGGAACAGGACTAAAATCTACTCAGCAGTTGAATGTTGACTGGTCAAGATTTGAAAATCACACGTTTTTTATGTCTGCAGAAGCTAAAGTAAATTTAGCATTTGAACAGATTATCAACGGATTTCCATTTGATGGTAATCGTTTAGAGATAGAAAACTTTTTCTCTAATTTAACAGGTTTTGACAAATGGGTTTTTGATAACTTTCCAAAGTTTAAAGGACAGCTACATTTCTCAGGAACTCAATTAATAGAAACGTTGCCGACTAAAGGAACGTACATAAAAATAAAAGATATACCAGGGTCATTATTCCCAGGGCTAAGCCCAAATGCAACCGCAGAATCATCTATAATAAATCCTAAAAACAATAAATCTTTAAGCATAGAAATGCAATTAAAAATTCCTGAAATTGCAACCAATGGAACCCAGGTTATATTACAAAAAATTAATCCTGATGACAATCATGGATTTTCTATACGTTTAAACTCTACAGTATCAACTTCTATAGTACAGACAGTTTTTGATGTATTTTCTGGATCTTCAAGCATGTCTGTGTCGACAAATATAAACAAAGGTGAATTTAATCATTTATGTTTTATATTTGATAGAGACTCTGCATTCCATAATTTAAAAATCTATAATAAAGAATCATTAGTAGCTACGTCTGCAACCCAAGCAAAAATTAATGATCTAATGATAAGTTATTCAGATCTATTAGTAGGAAGCGGCTCAAGTTATAAAGTTTTAGGATCTACAATTACACCTCAACAAACGTTATCTGGAAGCATTGATGAGCTTAGAATATTTCATTCTGTTCGATCAATTGAACAGATGAAGTCTTATGCTAAAAAATCTATCTATTCTTCTGATGACTTAAAGCTGTATTATAAATTTAATGAACCACCTCCGCCATTATCTCCTGTCTCAAGCGATTTAGTAAATTCAATAGTCTTAGATAGCTCAGGAAATGCATTACATTCATACATTTCAAATTTCACTGGAAGTTTGAGACAGAATGCAGAAGATGATGTTGACAGCAACATGATATATGAAAAACATAGCTTGTCACCCATCCTTTTTCCTGCGCATGAAGATGTAATAGCTTTAAATTTACAACTATTGACTAGCGCTTCTAGCTATGATGAAGAAAACCCTAATATTATCACTAAACTTATTCCCAAACATTATTTGCTGGAAGGAAGCGCTTCTGAAGGATTAGTGTCAGAAGATCAAAATGATCGAACTCCATATGGCGGAAATGGGATACCCGGTCAAGGAGAATTAAATAACGTTCAAGTAATGCTTTCTCTTTTATATATTTGGGCAAAGTTTTTTGATGAAATTAAATTATTTTTAGATTCATTTAGTGCTTTAAAAACAGTAGATTACGATTTAAACAAAAGCATTCCCAACAACCTTTTGTTCGATATTGCAAAACATTACGGTTTTTTCATACCTCCCCTTTTTACTTCATCAACGATAGAACAGTATGTTTCAACTGAAAATATAGATCCTTTGATAAAAGGAAATGAAAATTTGTCTCTTCAATCGGTTCAGCATGAAATACTAAGAAGAATTTTAATAAACTTGCCATCAGTTGTTCGTTCAAAAGGAACGCAACATAGCATAAAATCTTTTCTTCGTTCAGTAGGAATAGACCCAGATTCTAGCATGCGATTTAGAGAATATGGCGGTTCAAATTATAGAAGCATTCTTTCGTCTAGAGAATCAAAATCTGACGTAACTGGTATTGTTAACTTTTTTACAGGATCTTTTGTTACATCTACATTCCTATCTTCTTCTAGAACTGAAACAGGGTATCCTTATCCAGAAGGAAGCTTTGTAAATAAAAAAGATTATTATCCTCATGGAATATCTACGTCTTTAAATGATGGATTATTCACGTCTGGATCATGGACATTTGAATGTTCTTACAAATATAATTTAAATACCGTCAGGTTGAATTCATTAACACAGTCTTTAGCAAGACTGTGTGTAACAGGTTCCGGAATACAAAATCCAGGATTGACTGCTAACCTTCTAGGATATTATGATGAAACGGCACCAAAAGTATCTTTATTCTTAAGACCAGGAAATGATTTTGACGCTCCAGTTTTAAAAATGTCTTTGGATCTTCCAAAAGACGCAATATTTGGTGGTGACTTATGGAATATTTCTTTCGGATGTAAAAGAAATGATTCATTTGGATCAATCGCAACATCTTCTTATTTTTTGCGGGCTGGGTTACAAAACAATGGAGAAATAAGTCACGTTTTAATGACTTCATCATATTTTTATGAGCTCACAGGATCTTCATCTCCATTAAACTCAAATACATTTAGATCTTTAGATCTTGTTCATAAAACTAATGAATCAGGATCTTTTATTTGTTTAGGAACAAATCAATCTATACCTGCTGGGTCATCAACTTCTTATAGGTTTTTGAATAATACAACAAAAGTTTTTGATGATTCAGCTCGCGAAACTATATTTGATGGTCGAGCAATGAAGCTTAGATTTTGGTCAAAGCCGTTTGAAGAAGATGAATGGATTGAGCACGTAAAAAACTATCAATCTTTAGGTGTTGATGATCCATTAAAAAACTTTAACTATGAAAAAATAGTAACAGGATCTTTTGAAAGACTACGTTTAGATTCTTTGTCAAAACAAGAAGATAAAAAAGCTAACATCAACGGTAATATAACGTTTATAGACTTTAGTGAGAATAAGATGCATCTTTTAGGAAACGGGTTTCCTAATGATTTAAATTGCATAACCCCCGAAATAATTCTATATTCGCATCTTTCTCCTTATTTTGATGAATTGATAACTAATGAAAAAATAAGAGTCAGAGGATATCAAAGTGAAGACTTGATAGACAGAAATCCATGGTCACAAAAAACCCCCGTTTATGAAATCGTTGCATCAGAATCACCAATAGATGATCCAAGATTTTCTATAGATTTTTCTTTAGTAGATGCATTAAATAAAGACATAATAAACATGTTTTCTACATTCGACTCTATGCAAAACTATCTAGGAAAACCAGAACTAATGTTTTCTTTAGATTATCCAGATCTAGAAAAAATAAGAATGGTTTACTTCAATAAACTAAAAAATAAACTTAACTTTAAAGCATTTTTTGAATTTTACAGTTGGTTTGATGCTTCGATAAGTTCTTTTATTGAACAGTTAATTCCAAGAAAAGCAGTCTTTAAAGGAACAAACTTTTTAGTTGAATCTCACATGTTAGAAAGACATAAATTCGAGTATAAGTTTGCAAACAACTATTTTATTTCATCAAATAGCAGAAAAACTCAATTTAATTCGGGTATAGGAAGTTGAATAAATTCATACATAATTTTTATGTCTAAACGAATATTAAATCGAGCTAATCAACTATTAACTCCTAAAAAAAATGAAGCATTTTTCTTCAACTATTTGCCTAAAAAAGATGTTTTATTTTTTGATGATAGTCCTGGTATCGATTTAAATGAAAAAATAAAAAATTCAAATTCTAATCAGTATTTCATCACAGGTTCGATGGATACAAAATTGATAGATGGATTTCGTCAAGGCGTCGAAATAACTCAATACTCACATTTTTATGCTGGAAATTCTATAAGAATTCATGCTGGTGAACCAGGACACGTCATAAGAAAAAATTTATATGGAGTAGACCGGAACTTTTTACGCCAAAACCATTTTCAGGAAACTGAATATTTTAATGCTTTAAAATACATCAATTATGAGCAAACAATAACTTATCCGTTGGTTACTCATGATAGCGATGAAACAGAAAATTATAACTTTAATGGTGTCATAGAACCGTTAACTATCAGAGCTGTTGCAGCCTTATATAGCATAGATGTTCCATTCGAGGCTCATTCAATTAAAGGAATGTTAATGGATGGAAATTCAGATATAACGACAGCATCAAGCAAAATTCTTAATGTTAAATTGAAGGTAGAAAATCATAAAATTCAACCGTGGTTAGATTTAATAGACATGATGGGAACAGCAAAAAAAGTTCCTACTATGGTGTATTTTAATGATGATAAAACTTACATAAATCCTTTTAATGATTCTTCAAATAAGGTACAATTATCAACAAACTTACCTTCAGATATGCTTGATAAAGCTTTAAAATTGATAGGGTCTACAGAAAACTATATTTCTGAAAATGAAATTTCTGCAACATGCGGATGGATGTATGATGATGTTACAACAAAAGGGACTGATTCATTGGCATTCGGAGGCTTAGGTTACTGATGCCATCGCCAAAATCTTTACGATCAGCTCCTTCTAGAACTTTCGAAAGTTATATTTTAACGTTATCAATCAACAATGATTTAGGATTAACTAGAGTTCCTCAAGAAAAATTTTCACAGGTACCCGGACCTCCTGGAACTAGCGGAAATGATGACGATACAAGCGACCCATTGAACATCGGGTTTCCTTTTCAAATTGATGGTACAACATATCATAAATTCATGGTTTCAACTAATGGATGGGTATTGCTTGTAGATCCCACAACTCCAGCTGGAACACCAAATGGTACAATCGTTGCTGATGTAATGGTAAATACATACAGCAATTCAAGAATCAATTCGTTGTTCACAAGAAACCACGCGTTATTTGCTGTTTGGTATGATGATTTATTAAACACATATTCTTCACCACAAAGTTTGGGATTAACTGCACAACAAATAGAATTATACGAAAAAGGGATAAACCAACCTGATAAAAGAGTTAATCCTAGAAAGTATGGAGTTCAATATTTTATTGAAAAAAATTCTTCTCAAGGACAAAGATTAATAATTCGGTGGAATTGTGTATCTGATTATTTAATTCCTAATAGCGTTTTAAACTTTGAATTTGTTTTATACGAAAATGGAAAAATTGAATACAGATATGCTCAAAGAAACTCTATAGGGTCTACAACTGCAAATGAAGATGCAACGATAGGAATCTTCATGCCTGGAGGTACATGGAGATTTAGAGATTTTTCTTATGAATTGGGGTATGAATCTTCTTTAAGAAAGAAGTATTCACTCGGAGGTGCGATTTATAATTCTTCATACTCTGATACAGCAGATGGATACACTGTACCTTATGGTGTTGGATTAAAACCTGAAACTCATTGGCCTGGGCAAACAAACTCCGGTGCAATTTTTACATTTCAGCCTCCTCTTAATAGAAGAAAAATTTTACCGAAACTAGAATTAAAAGATAAGGATTCTAAGATATCTTTACCAACAGTTTCTAGAACTGGTGATTCTTCGAGACCAGGAAATGATAGTTCTATATTTGATGATAGAAAATCTATTAATTATGTCACAAGAAACGACATAAACTATCCAACAACTTTACCAAGATTTTACGCATCAACACTCTTTTCTGAAACAGAAAACCAAAATTTATTTTCTGAAGATATCGTAACAACAGGATCAGTAAACAAATTGTTGGTCCAGGATTTTCTTGAAGATAATTCTAAAAACTATATTTCTCCTTTCACGGAAAATAAACTTTTCGAAAATGATCCAGGATCAGAAGCTGATTCTTTTTTCACTGTCGGATCATCTGTTCGAGACGTAGGAGAAGGATTTACTAGTCCATTAAAATCAAAAACTCAAATTAGATTATCTTACAGGGTAGATCACAAGACTACAATGTTTGGAGCATCGTCTAGCATATACTATTTCAATAACAAAACTGGAAGGTGGCAGTATCCTACGTCTTCATTTAAAACAGGATTTGACATTGCTGATCATTACCAATATCCTTCAAACTATAAAATGACAGAAGTAGATAGAGGATTTAACGCATTTGGATTTTGCGTAGCTTCAGGTTCAAACCAAACGCCTGGCACATCAGGAACTGATGTAACGTTTAATCAGTATCTAAATAGGCAATCAGAAATTGAAATGATGATTAAACGTTATCCAAAGTCTGTTCAGGTAAATCAAGAATATGATGCTGTAAATGATGAAACAATAACCATACCGATTAATCAACCTTTCTTATTAGAAAAAGCCGTAATAGAAATACCCATCGAAGCAGGACCAGGGTGGTTTTATGACAGGACGCAGTGTATCATACCAGGAGCTCCAGGACATCCAGCATACTTGAACTCTGGAGATGGAGCTACGTTCGACATCGGTGGGCCAGGTCTTACATTTGCTCTATACAATCAAATACCTCTAGGAAAAACTAAATATAGAAGAGATCTAATATTAAGTGGAACTGTAACTCATGATGAAGACAATAGCGCAAAAATTGCGTATTTCCAAATGTTATATGGAAGTTCATATTATGGAGGAACAATAATTTCAACACAAGATGTATATCAGGCCTCACCCAGAGGGTTTTTAGCATATGGAACTCCTTCAGGCGTAGTTAAAGGAAATAACTATTTCTTTACCGGAAGCGCAAAATTTAAATGCACTGCAGCAATTTCAAATGGGGTTTTAGTAAGAGATTCTGCGTTTATCGATCAAGATCCTTCTTCTTATCCTACGAATAGAATTTCAGCAACGACTAAAATGTTTAAGTCTCCAACTTTTAAGTTAGATAAGACAGGAAAAATTCAAGACTTCTATAGCACTACATCACCAGCTCTTCCCAGTGAGGAAGGAGAAGGATGTAAGCAAACGGTTCTCATAAACGTTAATAACTTTTCAAGATCAGCAATAGGATTTGAACCCTCAGGAAGATCGATGTTAGGAAAAGAATATATCACTTCGCAATCAAGAAAAAATTCCAATCCTGATGAGTATGACAATCCTTTTTACTTATACAGTGGATCGATTGTAAGTTTAAGTCATGGGTCATCAGGACCTGTTATCGAAGGAGTTCCTGAAGACGTAGAAGTAATTATTCAAGATTTTGCATACAATTATCGCGTAGTGATAATGACGCATGTTATACAAAAACAAAAAGCAAATCCTTCGCCATATCTTTTGTTTCCTAATGATAAGTTAGTGTTGTCAATATCGAAATCAAGGCCATTTTTATTATCAACAGAAGCCCCAGATCCTTATACCATGAATCAAATTCAACATGATATTAAGCTAACTACTGGGAGCATCAATATAACGTTATACGGAAGTTTGATATCTAATGCAAAAGAATTTCACGACACTTTAAATCAACCTCTTTCATCAGATGCAATACATGAAGTTGTAATTGGAGAAACGAAAACATGACCGCTGTTTTAGATCAGTTTGAAGTTGAGTATAAAGAATCTTATATTTCAGGTTCTTATGACCAAGTTGTCATGGGAAGAATGTTCTATACCATTAATAATCGTGGTCAAAAAAAATATGTTTATGGCGAACGAGGCGTAGTTTATGGGTCAGTAGAAAGTTCTGACGCTTCAACCCCTGGAACTAAAATTTTTGACTCAAATAGCTCAGTTTCATATAGGCTTCAACCTTATAAAGAAAAAGCAGGGAATTGTAGAGCTGCAAAACATTCATGTTTTGAAGAAAGAATATATGACACAATTTTACCTAACGTTTTTTCTTGTTTTAAATTAAATGGTGCTCAACCAACCGTATTGTCAGGAACAGATTCTCAAAATCCTGCATTCATTCCTCCGACGACTTCACCAGCTCCTTCAGCGATAGATGAAAAAAATGCTTTTTTAATGTTTAATAACCACACAAAAAACACTTCAAACATTAGGTCGAGGTTAAATCCTATTGTTGATACTACATGGACAAGTTCTTTTCCATTTGAACCAAAATATTCTTCTGTACAAAGAAGCTTAACGCAAAGTTTTAATAGCGTAAAAGCTGCGTACAGAACAATTTTTTCAAGTTCATTGCCTCTTCCTGCAGGACCAAATGTCGCATCGATTCCTTCTCAATTAATGCCGACGATGCCAGGAATTATATTTGGAACGATAGGCCCAGAATCAGACTTTATAGGATCATATTCAAACTCAACATTTTATCCATCTACGTCTATTTATCATAGATGGTTTGCTGACACAAATCTATCAAAAACAAAAATTGTGCGGGGCTTATTAGGGACTAGACCTGTCACTGGATCTATGTCATACAATGATAACATCAAGGTATTATTTGGATTTGGAGACGGTGTGACGATTCATTATGATAATCAATTCACTGATTCAGGAGATCCGACAGGATACCAGCGAAGAGGAGTTAAGAACGCTCCAACATTTAGATCAGTAAAATTTACCGAAATTGATATTATTTTTTTACTTTCGCTCAAAGGCAACTACCCAACGGGAAGCCTGTGGTGCACATCTCCCATAATAAGAGGATGGAAGTACGGAATACATAATGGATTGCCAGACTACACGCATTCGTATTATAGACAAGGAAAGTATGGACAGTTTAGAGACATGCTTGAACAAAGAAAGTATACAACAGTTATTGATGAAAAAAGCAATGCTTTAAACGATGGTGTAGTTACTGTAAAATTTTTAGATCAAGACGAGAATCTAACACAACCGATAAACACGCAATCGCATAATTTAAGTTTATTTGCAACGTCATCGTTACCATATTTCGATCTTGAACAAAGAAATCGTCCTACAAATTCATTGCAGGTAAATAATCTTCAGCTTGTTAATCTAAAATTTGATAAAAATAGAAATTTAATGGTTTGATAAAATGACAGATCTAAACGAAAAAAAAGTAGCTGAATCTACGTTTTTAACAGTAAAAGATAGAATAAGCCAAAATGTTGAATTGATCGTATCACCTTCTAAATTTCAAGTAGGATTATCAAGTTTGCCTGCTGATTTTACTGTGTTTGGAAGAACTTCATTAAGCATAAAAAACTATACGTTTGATAAATCGCATTTAGTACAAATAGAAAGCTATGTAACCATAGCAACGATAATCACACCGATTGATTCTCTTGTTCCAAGACCTTCATATTTGAGTGTAACCCTACCAGGAGATCCTCGTGTGGGGCAAATCGTAATAGTTAAAGATTATTCAGGAATTTGTGGATCGATACCAATCAGAATATTTGATGCTTTTGGTGTAAAAATTGATGGAAGCGATTACCAACAAATTATTACAAACTATGGAAATGTAACATTTTCATGGAATAATGGAACTTGGTTTACAATCAGTTAATCACATCCTCTTCTAACTCTCTTATTACATCTTCATGTGTCTTATTGTCTTGAAACAACTCAGAAAAATCGTATTGATCTTCGCAAAAATCCATCAGTTTTACTGACATTTTGTTTTTCTTATAAGATTTAAACCGCAAATGTTCTCTTAACATCCATCCAAAATGTACTGAAACTAGTGCATCGTCATTATTTAATGACGATTTAGAAATTTTTATTAACCTTACATAGTTCATTCTAGTCGTTGCAAAATCATCAGTAACGTTTTGACAACCATTCCATTCTACTTCTATACACTCATTTTGATCCAAGGTTATTATTTCTATTTCAGAATTAGATTTTAAGTTCTTTATTATGGTTTTGTTTGTTGAAATTGCGGATACTAGATACAACAACTCTGCACTAGAAGCTAAATAAAAAAGTTTTTTTTTAGCTCCTGGTTCGAGCGTTATCTTACATTTCTTCATTTATGTAATTTTATAATCTATTAATGAAAACAGTTAAAACTTATAAGGATTTTAATCCGTAAATAAGCTTGTCTATAACACCAGCTTCATCAGGTCCTAGCGCAATGCAAACTGTTTCTTCTGATTCTTCATCTTTTTTGTTGAAGACTGGATACGCTTCTATTCCTAAAATTTGTGCGCGAAACATTATATCATTTAATTGTTCCTGGTTTGTTACACCTAAAATGTCTTGAGAGAAAGACCCTGTTAGCCACGCAACCTCATCATTGGATAAGCTTACAACCAGTTTTCCTCCTCTGTCTGCTTCATTATTTTCTACAATAAACTTTAATGAAGCTTGAGCAACCTTATTTGCAACTTGCCGTTTGTTAAGATTTAAATCTTTTCTAACAACTATAGCTTGTTTTAATCCAGTCATGTTTACCTCCGCAGAAGACTAAAATTCATAAGAATCTTCGCAAATAATTTGATTTCTTACCTCCTCTAATATCTTTCCAAGTAAATTTTGACCTGCCCCATTCGTCACCCCCCAAAACTTATCATTCCATCTGTTTTCGTTAATCAGATTATACTCATTAGTTAATAGAAGCATGTGTCTTAAAAATGGGTTCTTAAATTTTTCGCTTATCAAAAATCTCATTACGTCTATTTTTATTTCATCCCATCCTTCTCGCAAAACTAAAGATTTTCCCATCTTTTTTGCTTCATAGGGAGTTTTTGCTTTTTTTATCAACTCCCTTGTTTCTAGATTTAAGCTTTTTGAAGCTTGATACGCATGCTCGACTGTAGGATACAATGATGCTTCAAAAGAAACTGTCGACGGATAGAAATTAGAAAGAAACTCAGAATTATTTTTTTTATTAAATCCTATGATACTATTTTGATTATTAAAAATATTTCTATGATGGTCAGGATCATCTATATGATCCTTTACAAGCATATTCCAATATTTCCTAACCAGATTCATGGTTAACACTTATAAATATTCGTTTTTTATTATTACAGGCACAAAATTGGGCAAGTAATGTTTAAAAGTAAATAATTTTACTCTGTAGGATATAATTCTGCATAATACGTAATACAATCTCATGGGTTATCTCCCAAAATGGTCGACGATAAAAATAGGTTAAGAAAAACATACTCATTTTTTAGGCAGCAACCTGTCTATGCATCCGGCGGCGGTGGCGGCGAAGGAGGTACAGGCGGAGGTGATCCGGATGCATCGTACCTTGTTCTATCATTAACATCTTCTTTGTCCAATGAAAGGCTGTTTAATCCTACGACTGGATTAAAAGCGACGGACGGTGGCGCAAACGGAAATTACACGTTATTTATAAATGATAATGTTGTCGCGACGATCAGCGGTTCAACGTTCACGGGGCCGACGAAACACTCATTAGGACTGTCTGGTTCTCTTACAAAGTTAGTAGATGGAACTTCATACCTAATTGCTGGAGCAAACGTAACAATATCTTCCGCATCAAACGGTCCAGTTACAATATCAGCAACCTCAACAGCAGCGTCTCCTGCTGGAAATGATACAGAAATACAGTTTAACAATGCTGGTTCATTCGCCGCATCACAAAACTTAAATTTTAACTCATCAACAAATACAATGTCATTGACAGGGTCTTTTGGGATGAAAGGAAATATCATACCTGATGAAGACACAACATATACACTAGGAACATCTGAAAAAAGATGGGGCCACGTATATACAGGCGATTTACATTTAAGAAATGATCGTGGGGACTGGACGATCATAGAAGAAAAAGATTTTTTGTGCGTTGTCAATAACATCACTGGAAAAAAGTATAAAATGATGTTAGAACCGTTAGACTAAATCGTTAACGAATATTTACAACAGTCTACACTCGACAGGAGTAAATATTCATGGCATTAGTTGGTAATATATCAGGTAGTATTCAATCAAATTCAGTAATCGGTGTATCCGGTTCAGTCATCGTCGCAAATCGTCCACAGGCGTTGTTTCCTTCCTTACCCGGAACGGACACAACCTTCTTTGTTTCAGGTTCTGCAGACGGAACCGGTCGAAGCGTTTTCGGCGGAGATCTAATCTCTTCGGGTTCTTTCAATCTAAAGAGCGGAACAGACGGAACTTCTCAATTCTCAGCTAGCTCGACAGGAATACTTGTCAATACGGCTGCGGGATCCAACACGGTTCAGATCGCTGCATCGACGGGTAACATTACGACCTCAGGAGATATCGCTGTCAACGGAGGAGATATAACAACTACGTCTGCTTCGGCGACTCTTTTCAACTCTAACGCAACCGTGGTAAGCATTGCTGCGGCTGGCACCTCTGTTGCTATCGGTTCTGCAGCCGGCGCAGGTACGACCACGGTCAACAACAATTTGGCCGTCTCTAAGAACGTGACAGTCACCGGCGACCTTACGGTAAACGGGTCAATGACGACCATCAACACCATAAACCTCGAAGTCAAAGATTCCGTCATCGGTTTAGGATTCTCTTCTGGAACAATAGCACTTCCAGCAAATGGAGATAGAGGGTGGATAGGATCAAACCTTACCGCCGGTGCTGATACTCATGTAATGAACAAATGGGACAACACAAATACAGAATTCGTATTTGCTAGAACATCATCTTCAGCAACTGGAAGTTTTGGAATATCTTCATATTCAGACCTCCATACAAACAACATCCAAGCGAATATCGTTTCTGCAAGCCTTGGCTTCAGCGGCTCTCTTACGAAATTGATGGATGGAACTTCATACATGATCGCAGGATCTGGAATATCGATATCTTCTGCGTCAAATGGTGCAGTTACTGTCAGCACTTCAGGAGTTGTAACCGGACCTGGATCATCAACACAATATGCAGTTGCATTATTCAACGACACAACAGGACAGGTTTTAAGAAATTCTTCTCTTACGACCAACGGAGGAACTTCTCTATGGATTGCAGCTGATCTAGGAGTTTCCGGATCAGTTGCATTAGGAGATACAACGTCTAACACTGTTACATTTACGGCAAGAGTCAATTCAGACATCATACCTTCTGGTGATAATGCACAAAACCTAGGTTCACAAACAAATCGTTGGGCAAACGTATACACAGGCGACTTACATCTCAGAAACGATCGCGGAGACTATACCCTCATCGAAGAAGAAGATATGCTCACGATTCGATTCAACAAGACAGGCAAACGCTACAAGTTCCTTCTTGAAGCAGTTCCTCAACTTGATGAAGAACCATCTCTAAAGTTCTAAAATTTCCCTTTAATTAATAAACAAAAATAGAGAGGGTGAATTATGGCTTTAATTGCAAATAATATTTCTGGATCAATTAGCAATTTTTCAAAAATTGGTATAACTGGGAGCGTAGTGTTTGCAAACAGGCCTAATTCATCCTTTCCTACTCTTCCGACAGATACAACATTTTATGTTTCAGGATCGAAAGGACTTACTAGCAATAGAGCGGTGTTTCATGGTGATGTTGTCTTAAGCGGAACGACATACGTTGGAACATCTGAAAATGGAGGATCTTTAGGGGTAATTGGTCACGGTGGCATCATTATGAATCCTTATGGAACTGGTGCAGGTCAGACCAGCGAAATTAGATTTAAAGAGCTTGCTGCAAATGGGGGAAATTATGTGGCGTTAAAAGCCCCAAGCAGTATTGCGGCAAACGTTTCTTTTGTTCTTCCGTCATCTGATGGGTCTGCGAATCATGTCATTAAAACTGACGGAGCAGGAAATCTATCTTTTGCTGCTGCTACGACTCTAGTCACACCAGGCGGGTCTGATACCCAAGTTCAATTTAACGATGGAGGATCTACGTTTGGTGGAGATGCAGGACTAACCTATAACAAAACGACTGATGCTCTTACGATAGCCGGCGATTTAATTGTCAACGGCGGAGATGTTATCACGACGAATGCAGCATCAACAGTAAATTTATTTAACACTAACGCTACAACGCTCAACCTCGCGGGAGCTGCAACTACAGTTGAAATAGGAGCAGCTACAGGAACAACATTTGTAAATAATTCTTTGACCGTAGATGGGAAGTTAACGGTAACCGGCGGTACCACAGCGGTTACAGATGCTGTTCTTGGAAATGCGGCGGTAGGTTCTTTCCCATTTTACGATGGTGGAGCCGGCGCCGGCGTTTATGCGATGTTTGGTCACAAGGACCTAGACCATTCTACTGCAATCACGAATTATGCATTATATCAGGACAACGTAGGAAATACTGTCGTCAATGCATCAAATGATAAAACATTATTCTTGTCAGTGAACAACACTGCGATGGGTTTTATTACCAATAACCTTTTAGGAACAGGAATAGACGCAATATCGTTAACTGGACAATCTTCTACAAAAACGAATATGGCGTTAGGAAATGATACAAGCGATTCATCAACAACTATTTATGCTGGCACGGGAGGAATGTTATTAACCGGTGCAATTGGAACTGCCTACACAATAGGTGGTCAAGGCGGAACAGGAACTATAACCGTTGGTCGATCGATAGATAACAACACTGTAAACATTGCAACTGGAACGACTGCAGCTGGGAAAACACAAACGATAAATGTTGGAAATAATACAGGAACTACAGGAAACACGATAATATCCATAGCTTCTTCATCTTTAGGAACTAAAAAAGTCTATATCGGAAGAAACGGCGGCATAGGATACTTTTTCGGATCAGGAACAGGAAGCGAAGTTTATGTAAACGGAAACATCATAAAAATTGGTGACAACGTTGGTAGTTGGCCGGCAGCCATCACGCTCAGCGGAAGCATAAATTGTATAGGATTAACAACAACGGAGTCTGACTTGTTCGCAGGGTCAGCAGAACTAGGTTCATTTCCAGCATGGACGCCAGATCCTTCAGCGTTCGCAATGTTTGGACACAAAACGTTGTCTCACAGCTCTATAGGAAACTATGCATTGCTTCAAAGTTCTGCCGGCTCGACGGGCGTCAATGCAGCTTCTGGACAAACTTTATACCTTAGAAACAACAACACGGATTTAGCTTCTTTAACTTCAGGAATAACATCGATAACGGGTGCTTCAAACGTTGCAACGACAACGACAATAGGAAACACTGCATCGACGTCAACGACTTCAATATACGCTGGTTCAGGTGGCATAACACTGTCTGGTTCAGGCGGATCCACAGTCATAACAGGTTCATCTACAACATACACAGATGCCACAGTTGGCGCTTGGGAAATTGGTTCTCTACCTGCTACACAGACTGCTTTCCCAAATGCTTACGCATTCATTGGTCACAAAGATCTAAATCACAGTGTTGACGGAAATTATGCTCTTGTGCAAAGCAATGTAGGTGACACGTTCTTAGGCGCCGTTTCAACAAAAGATATTTTCTTCAAAAACGGTACAGACATCGTTGGAACATTAAGCAATGACACGGTGTCTTTTACTGGTAAGACAACGACCGCGACGACAACGACAATTGGGAATACGACAGGTGCTTCATCTACAACAATACAAGCTGGGACTGGTGATATTGTGATGGCGGCTACCGTAAGAAACTCTAGCCAACCATCTTTCCTTGCAACATTAAACGCTGCTCAAAATAATTTTGCAACAAGCACAAACGTAACCGTTTTATTTAATTCGGAAATATACGACAATGCGAATAATTTTGATGTAGTATCATATACTTTTACAGCGCCAGAAACGGGAAAATATCTTTTTAGTGTCGCTATACGTTTAGATAACGTTGATACAGCGGCAGATTATTACACACTATATTTGATAACTTCAAACAGAGATTATAGATTATCTTTGATAGATCCCGGAAATTTTGCAGCAGATCCTGTTTATTGGTATTTAAATGGTTCTGCAATTGCAGACATGGATGCTACCGATACAGCATATGTTGTAATAAGACAACAAGTCGGTACAAGTCAAACTGATATACTTAATGGTACTGCAAATTCATTTTTTAGTGGGTGGTTTTTAGGATAAGGTGAAATTATGAAAATTATTCAAATTGAAATAAGCGATCTAGACGAAAAAATTTTGCAGCATGACCTTTTAAGTGTGCAACAATGGGTTCAAGGAGCTGTTGACGGAAAAATCAATAATGTGAAAAAAAGGTTATTAAAAGAAGCTCAAGAAAAGTTATTTAATGACGCAGAAATTCAATCAATCCCGGCTTCTGAAGAAGGCTGCTTACAACTTTATTTTTCTAGACCATATTACAAAAATAGAGTTGATAGAGAATCAGAGATAAGCATATAGATGTTAAAGTGACAAAGGCAGGAGATATCTCCTGCCTTTGCTTCTTATAAAAATATAAGATTCACTTCTTTTCTGCAGATACCGCCGCTGTAGATGAAGCTGAAGGAGCTGCAGAAACTGCTGCCGTTGCAGTGACAGCGGCTGAGGGAGCAACCTCAACAGGTGCAATTGCTGAAGCAGAAGCATCAGATGCAACAGGATCCTTTCCTGGGCAACCGGCAATGACACAAGCAGCGAGCGAAAGTAATACAAAATTCTTCATTTTTTTCTCCGTTATTTGTAAACAAATGTAATCATCTAGATTACGCGATCATAAATTATACATCACAACATGATTTGTATCCAGAATTTACAATCTATTACAATTCACTTATTTAAATAAGCTTGACCAGCAGCAACGACTTTCTGATCAACATCCCTAGGATCACGTGCACGAATGTAGACAGGGAACCTAACCTTACCATCTTTCGTCAATCCGTCTCCTGTAAGAGGATCAGGTTGACCTTCCATCTCAATGATTCGTCCAATCCATGAATCCGGATCGATGTTGATATCGGCCTTCAATTTGTCAGTAAATCCACCGGCCACCCGGGTCACCACACCATTCGGCATGACGACCTCAAAGCCGCCCCACAGGCCCTCACGCTTGGAGCCTCTCCGGCCCTCGTAGTGACCCACGATAACTCCTTCGTAAGTGGCGATAGGTTTCATCTTTCTAATATTAGAAGACCTTTTAAAGAGGTACGGAGCCACCAGATCCTTCACCATGATGCCCTCGTAGCCGGCATCTGTGTCGTGGAGGTACGCGGCGAGGAGTTCCTCCTGGTCGTTGACGAGTCGACCCTGGACCTGGACCACGGCCGGGGCTCCGACCTGTGATACTAATTCCTTGGCGAGTTCCAACCTGTCCTCGAGGCCGAGGTGGCTCCCCCGGCCGCGCCAGTCCTCGAACGGCAAGGCATCGAAGACGTGAAAGACCATTTTCGAGTCGTCCTTACCTTTCTTATGAGACATGACTACCGAAGCAGAATCATTCCACGTTTCACCCATGACCTCACCATCGAGGATGAACTCGTCCCACGGAGCAGATTCGAGGAGAGACTTGATCCGGGGTAGGGTCTCGAGGACAGTACCGTTACGGGTGAACATCGTCACCTCTCCGTAATGTTTCACAGCCACGCACCGAAGACCATCGAGCTTCGGTTCGACCCACGTCGGGTACATCACTGGTTCGCAGACGATGATTCCCTTACCTTCCTCGTACCGAGTTTCTAGGGTCTCGGCTAGTTGAACCGAGAATCCAACAATTGCACCGGGCCACACCTTGTTGACAGTGGTTGACTGGACACCACACCGGAGGTTCTTGAGGAGGATCCTCTGACACCACTTCTGCTGTGGGCCAGTCATGTCCGCGAAGAGCCGGATAACGAGGTCCTTGGCGGCATTACCGGTCACTTTGCGTGTGGACAACTTTTCATAGATGTCCTCAAGAAAATGTTCTAGAACAAGATCGTCTGCATCGCAGGACTCGGCCTTGGGCATCTTGAACTTGTTGACGTAATAGTTAATGTACGGATCGCCGACGGCCACGAAGACCTTCTTGAGGAGGTCATTGCTAACATGAGAATCAAGAAGTTCCTCTTTAAAGAGACGAGAATTATTGGATTCTAGCTGCTCGAGAATGTCAACTACAGATGTCATAAAAAGATCTTACTACAAAATGATCAGAGATTGCACTCTTATCACCCCCAGTAATCTTTTTTAAACTCTAGTTTCATTTCTTCAACGATAGAAGAAATTTTCTCTATCGCTTCTTTAATAACCGGTGCATCAGTTCCTGGGTCGTCTAACTTAAGAGCTTTAATTGATTTCGCAATATCACTCAAAACGCCGGCGTTTTCGATAGTTTTCATAGCACGTTTTCGTTTTTCTATCGACCAAGGGTCTTGATTCTTTTTAGAATTTTTTACGTCTTCTGAATGTTCAACAGAAGTTTTAGGTTTTTTCTGTTCAAAATCGTAAATAACAACTCTTTTCATGTTCCTCCCCCCAAATACTTAAATTTTTGCTTCCTGCTTCTTTATTTGTTTTCTTTGCTTTTTAGACATTTGTTTTCCTGAAACTGCAACAGCTTCTTTTAAAATGATAGACACAGATCCATCTTCAGTTTCCGATGTTACTGAAATTTGTGGTTGAAAATCTTCGAAAGAATCTCCTACAACTTCAGGTTCCCCCGTGTTTTCATGTAAAACTGCGGGAGGAGGAATCACAACGACACCTGCAGCAGGATTTGAGATGTACTTTTCGATGCATTGGAAAAATGAATTTTGATCCGGCGTTAAAACGCCTAATCTCTTACAAATTCTATCCAAACTTTCGTACGTCGTAATTCCTCTTTCTTTCAGAAAGATGTTCAACGTCGTTTTTCTTCTTCGCAAAAGATCTTCTAGCTTAATCTGGGATTTTTTTTGATATTTTGTTGCCTTCATTTCAATACTTCCTTGCACACTCAATGTCTTGAAGAAGTTCAGCAATCCCGCTTTGGAACATAGGCGATCGAGCAATTGAATCTAATGAAGAACTAGGCACTTCAATTCCATATTGATCAACAACTGCTTCAGCAAACTTTCGCATAACGCGCAAAACGTAGTTCCTCGCGGAAGAGTGATTCATTCTATACCCAATCTCCGTCATTGTATCTGCAATATCTCTATAATTTACACCATCATCGACGGTTGCATACCCAGATTCAAACTTTTTTCCTTTTTTCATCATTTCAAATCTTCTCCTCTATCCGGAAACAATCGAATCACCGGTGCTGCCATCCTCGGCGAAAATTGTGCGGTCTGAATCTCTCGCAACCTGGTGTTCAGGTCATTTTCAATTTGAGACATTTGTTTGTCTTGCAAATCCGCACGCTCACGCTCTTCAATCTTCAATCCAAGAATAGCTCTCTTTAATAAAAAATATTGAAAAAAATTAAAAAATAATTGTAATGCCGTTATACCCAAAATAATTTTTAAAATCATTTTAGCCCATGTCCTGATTGAATCATGCTAACATCTTCTTCTGTAATGTTGTATGATGGATCATCCAAAACGTCATCGACTAGCCCGAATCTAAGCCTCAAAATCGCAGCTTCTTTCGGTGTCAATTGTTCAAGCACTGATCTAGCCACTTGAATAAGTTGCTGCGATGAAATCATCTCAAGAGGAGAAATGTTCTTGTCATCGACCAACTTGGTTTCAAGCGTTTCAGCGCCAGATTCTAGTGACAACGGTTGGTCAAGCGATATAACGTTTTTTCCTACGAAATTTGTTGCGTTAAAGACTGCGTCTGAAGTTCCTGTCATCTCTTTAAGTTCATCGACTGACGGATCACATCCCATTATCTGTCGATACTCTGCGGCTGCTGCTGCAAGCTTCTTCTGCGCAGTGACAGCATGCGCAGACATTCTAATAATTCGTTTGCGCTTTAGAATATACTGACCGATTGCTTGCTTCACCCACCATGTCGCATATGTTGAAAAACGAAATCCTTTCGTCCAATCAAACTTTTCTATAGATTTCATCAATCCAAGGTTTCCCTCTTGAATAAGATCTTCAAGCGGGATGTTATAACCCTTGTACTGTTTCGTAATGTATACGACAAGCCTTAAATTTGATTCAATAAGCTTTTTCTTCGCTTTTACAGCAATGTCTCCTCCGATTTGATACTGTTTGAATAACTCAACCATCTCTTCATGGGAAAGTTGCGGATACCGCTTTAAGGAAGTCAAATAATTTGACATTCCATTTTTTTCTTCATCCAAAATTGACCTCTTCTTCAATTTTGAACCGGTCTTTTGAAGAGGCTTTTGAATCTCCATTTCAAATAACCTCGTCTGAAGGACTCGGATTCTTGCTTACCCATTCAGAATGAGCAGTTCGACGTGTTGAACGCATCTGCATCTCTCGCTGAACATAACACATCTCAACCTCCCAAGGATACGGATTAAGATTCATCTTTGATACACGATTGATAGAGTTAAACAAGGATCGGCCAAGCGTGTGAAGATCATCATCATCCATGGATACAATCATTTCATTTTCAATCTTGCGTGGATATTGAACAGGAGATTCATATGAATAATCCCCTCCATCCATCACCTCAACTTCTTCCATCATCTCAACTTCTTCCATCATCTCAACATCATTCTTCTTGTTTTTCTTGTTCTTCTTAGCCATGTTTTTTTGCCTTTCGGTCTCCTTTTATGTTATATCAAACAACCAAATCAGTTTGCCCAGCGCAAAGTAAACATTAACACAACGGAATGTCAAACTTTTTAGACATTTCAAAAACAGCAACGTTCTTTTTCTTCGCCTCAACCTCAACGTCGATCTTCTTGTCTCGTAAAAACTTCAATTGACAATCTGGAACGTAGTGAATCATGTCGCTGTGTTTCCTACGATCGATAAAATTTCCATTCATCAAGTGAGGTTCTGTGTTGCTGATGTGCTGAAGCGGATTCACACCTGTTGGCCATGTTTCCATTGTTGCCAACATTGCTTCTTCCATTGACAACGAATCATCGTTAAAAATGTGATGGTGCGTATCAAATACTATAGGCACACCGGTCCTCTTATGTACATCTAAAAGATTCATAACAGAGTATGCAGTTTCATCGTTCTCTAACGTCAATCTACATCGAACGTTGTCAGGCAACTCGTCAATTCGACGACACAATTGATCACTTCGGTCAGACTTTCCACCATGAACGTTGATAGCATACTTACAGCTGCTGTCAAGACCCATAACATCGAACATCCATGCATGAATCTCCAGTTCCGTGAATGCTTTCTTTACAACATTTTCAGAATCAGAAGACAATACACAAAACTGTCCAGGATGCGTCGTCACACGCATATTAAATTCTTTGATGATACGACCGGCACGGTCGAGAAGGCTCGAGAGCTTTTCATTTTCGCACCACAACGAAGGATCAACTTGATCAGCCAACGGAAACATTGCTGAAGAAATACGAAACAACCGAACACCAGATTTTGCGATTCTAGGAAGCATTTTTACCAAAGCTTCAACATTGTGTTCATAAGTTCCAGAGATCTGCTCTGAAACATACTTTCCTGTTCGATACCTACCCAGCTGCAATGTCCTTTCATCCATCGCATTGTAAGTTTCAACACGACCAGTTCGAGGAATCGTCCGCTGGTCAAGCCAATGACAACAAATACCTAATGACATAGATTATAGTCTACAATCAACCACTCTTACTTTGCACATCCATCAACAAACTTTTTACGTAATCGATCAATATCATCCAACTTTTACTGCAACGATGTTCACACCAGGAAGATCTTGCCTCAATGCTCGAACAGCCATGATGTTCTTCACAGCATCGTCATAAAAATAAACTCTTTTTATCTTTCTAGACAAAACTTCATTCTCTATCACTTCTGCCTTTGCCTGTGGATTACTAGTACCTACAGTGAATATCCGGATCTCAGGAATCCCTTGATCACGAAGAAATTCTCGTACAGGAACTTGGTTACCACGCGCTGTCAAAATAAAAACGTTCTCAGGTCCTACGTCTCTGATTGCAATCTTCAACTTCAATAAAGTGTTGTTGACAGGTTTTGGATCAATCAATCCTTCAAAGTCAGAAAAATCAAAAACATCACCTTCTGCAGGCGAATACATTGCATACTGTCTAGGCGTCAAAGAAAACGTCTCCCCATCAGAGGCAGTAACGTGTATCATAGATCCTGTCTTCACTATCGTGTCATCAAAATCGAAAACGTGTATTTCTTCTGCATGCCGAAAGGTTTTATTCAT